CAATGGAACATGTTCTACGAGCTCGTAACCGAAGACATGGGCCTCGAGCGGTTTGGCCAGATGTTGCTGTACGAGCTGAACACCCGTTTCGATAAGCTTGAGCCGCTGATCTGGGGCGATCCTGCCGGGTCAAAGCGCGATGAGATCTTTGAGGTGACAGCGTTTGACCATCTCCGAACCCTGGGCCTGAACGCCAAACCAACCGCGACGAATGACTTTCAGGTGCGCCGCGAGGCTGGTGCTGCGCCGATGACCAGGCTGATCAACGGCAAGCCGGGTTTGCAAGTCCATAAAGATTGCGCTCAGCTCCGCAAAGCTCTGACCGGCGGATATTATTTCAAGCGCGAAGCAATCAGCGGTGGCCAGGAGCGCTTTCGCGATAAGCCATATAAAAACAATTCGAGCCATGTCGGTGACGCCTATGGATATATCTGCCTCGGTGGTGGTGAGCATCGACGGCTCACGCGCGGATCGCATCGACCAGGCATCAATACCGAGCCGGTGATTGCGAATACGGAATTCAGTGTTTTCTGAAAAAAACCCCCGGCACTGGGCCAGGGGAGTTTCCGCCAGGGAGACGGGAGGAGAACAAGAAACGCGATATTATATGCGAGCTCGGCGTGATTGATTTTCAAAACTTTATAAATTTGCCCGACGGCTATCGCCTGATCCCGTTTTCTCCCGCGCATTTCTATCTGTACGACTATTCCGAGATCGAACGCGCCAGCTTTGCGGCGTTCCCTGGGTACCTTGATTGGCTGACCGCGCAATCGCAGATCGGTCCATCCGCAACAGCCATGCGCGGCGGTGAGTGTGTGATGTCGTTTGGCCTGGTGCCGCTGCTCCCCGGCGTCCTCGAGCTCTGGATGTTGCGCGGGTCGGGTCTACGGCACCACGGGCGCCCCTTTCTGCGTTCCGCCAGACAGTTTTTCGATGCCCTGGGTACCGTGCCGGACCTGCGGCGGGTCCAGTTCACGGTCCACACACAAAACTTTGCCGGTGTCCGGTTCGCCGAGTGGTTAAATTTCGACATCGAGGGGACGCTGCGGCAGCTTTTGCCAGGCGGTTCCGATGCTTTTCAGATGTCGAGGATATATTAATGGGTGCTCTTTTTTCTGCGCCGAAAACTCCAGCCCCAGATCCCTCAATCGCAGCGAGCCAGCGGAAGCAGGAAGATATTCTCAAAAAGCAGGAAAAGCGGACTGCTGAGAAAGAGCGCCTGGCCGGTGATAAGCTAATGGCACGAAACCGCGCACTGCGGTCTGGCGGTCAACGCATGTTGCTATCGTCAGTACGCGACGATTCCCAGGCAGGGATCAGCGACCTCAAAACGACGCTAGGCGCCTGATGAAGTTATCCGTCGCGCAGGTAATCAAGCGCGCCGAAACGGCTGACCGGCGAAAAGACCTGTGGCGCGGCTTGTTGTCCGAGTGCTACGAATTCGCCCTGCCCCAGCGCAATCTTTATGACGGCAATTATGAAGGCGGCACAGTAGGCCAGCCGAAGATGGAACGGGTCTATGACTCGACCGCCATAAATTCAACGCAGCGATTTGCGAACAGGCTTCAATCCACGTTATTCCCGCCTTATCGAAACTGGTGTCGCCTCGATGCTGGCACTGATATCGACCCCGAGCAAAAAGAAGGGCTCCAGCGCGCGCTCGATATCTACAACGAGAAAATGTTTGCCGTCATCCGTCAGACTAATTTCGACCTGGCAATGTCGGAGTTTCTGCTGGATCTCGCAGTCGGCACGGCGGTTATGCTTATCCAGCCTGGCGATGAGGACACGCCCGTCCGGTTTGAGTGTGTGCCGCAATTCCTAGTATCGCTCGAGGAAGGGCCGCATGGCTCGGTTCAAAACGTATACCGCAAAATGCGGATGCGCTGTGAGGCAGTCCCGCAGCACTGGCCGGATCTGACGGTTACGCCCGAGCTCCAGAAGCTCATCGACGAGAAACCGACCGACGAGATCGAGCTCCTCGAGGCCACGATATACAAGCCTGACGAAGATTATTATTGCTATCACGTCATCTGGCCGCAGAAAAAAGAGGAACTGGTTTTCCGCGAAATGGATAGCACCCCCTGGGTTGTCGCCAGGTACAGCAAAATCGCTGGCGAGGTCATGGGGCGCGGCCCCCTGATTTCCGCGATCAGTGATATCAAGACCTTGAACCTGGTTAAAAAGCTGATCTTGCAGAATGCCAGCCTGTCGATCAGCGGCGTCTATACCGCAGCCGACGATGGTGTGCTCAATCCGCAGACTGTCCGCATTCAGCCCGGCTCGATCATCCCGGTTGCGCGCAATGGTGGCCCCCAGGGCGAGAGCCTCAAGCCCCTGCCCCGTGCTGGTGATTTCAATACCGCTCAGATCGTGATCAATGACCTGGTGGTGAGTATCAAGAAGATCATGCTCGACGACACGCTCCCGCCTGACACGATGTCTGCGCGCTCAGCGACCGAAGTCTCGGCGAGGATGAAAGAGCTCGCGCAAAATCTCGGATCCGCTTTCGGCAGACTGATCACTGAGGCCATGACGCCAATCGTCAGCCGTGTGCTCACGGTAATGGATCAGGCCGCGATCATCGATCTGCCGCTGAAGGTTGACGGCCAGCAGGTCAAGATCGTCCCGATATCCCCGCTTGCCCAGGCACAGAACCTCGATGAGCTCGAGGCGGTGATGCAATTCATGCAAATCGCCCAGGCGGCGGGACCGAGTGGTCAACTGGCTATTAACCAGGACAAAGCGATTTCGTTCATCGCCGACCGCCTCGGTGTGCCGATGTCGATCCTCAATACCCAAGAGGAAAAAGAGGAAATACTGGCCCAGATTGAGCAACAGGCAGAGGAAGCTATGGCCGCACAGGCTGAGCAGGAAGGCGCACCGAATGCCGCAACCTAATAGTAATATCTTGTTAGCTGATCGAAATGTTGCCGATGTGCGGAAGTCTTTGCAGTTGACCCCACAAGAACAACGGATTGTCCAATATCACGATCAAACGATAGCAAAAGGCACAGTTGGCAAAGATGACCAAGGGCGTCCCGTCACGGTTTATTCCACTGGCATAAAAATACCAGCGGGCGAACCGAACGCCGGTAAATTTGTCTCGGTTCCCGGTTACGACAACGTAAAGAAGAAAATTATGACTGAAGGCGAAGCATACAAGCGTTGGAAGTCTGAAATAAATTCGGGGGATTGGCCGATATACAGTTCCGGCGCAGAGCTCAACGCACGCTCAAACGAGATTCATAGGATCATGGATACGGACGCGGCGGAAGCAACAAGGGCACGGAAATGAGCACCACCTGGGCAGATCTGACCCGCGAAACCAGCGACAGCGCCGAAGATATCGACAAGCTGCACCTGCGCGTTTTCTCAACGGAAGATGGCGCCAAACTGCTGCGATACCTGCGCGGCGTGACTGTGGAACAACCGACCTGGTACCCCGGCGAAGATGCCAGCCACGGCTATGCGCGTGAGGGCCAGAATTCACTCGTCCGCGAAATTGAGCGGCGATTAACCAGAGCGAGGATCATACCTGATGGCTGACGAAACACTGACCGTCGAAGGCGATAACCAAGAGGCCGCCACCGACGACAATCAGAGCTTGCTGAACGTCAAATCAATCGAACCCGAGACTGACGAATACGAGGCGCCGCCGCACGTTGAAGGCGATGAGCCCGAAGCTGCCGCTGAGCCAGCCGAGAAACCGGAATACATCGATGATCAATTTTGGAATGCAAAAACGGGGGAGCTCGATGCCGAAAAACTGGCAACGTCGTATCGAGAATTGCGCGCGAAAATGTCGGCGGGAAAGCACAAGGCTCCTGCGGACGGCAAATATTCTACTGACGAGCTCGGCGATATTGATGCTGAAGATCCTATGCTGGCCGATTTTCTGGACATCGCGAAAGATGAAGGATTTTCTCAAGATCAATTCGAGCGACTAACGAAATTTTACCTCGAGTCCCAAGGCGCGCTGAACGAGGAAATCAAATATCGCCGCGACGACGAAATGGGCAAGCTTGGCCGCAACGCCGAGAAGATCATCGGCTCAATGGATGCCTGGCTAACCAAGTTCGGCACCGCTGGCACGCTCAGCAATGACGAGCTCGAGTCGATTGCAAATGCGTCGAACAATGCGACGTTTATCAACGCGATGAACAAGATCCGCCGCAGTTACGGCGAAAGCGATATCCCGCCCGCAAGCGCATCAATGGATGTCGGCGCGACGACGATGGACGAGATCCAGGAATTGATGGCTGACCCGCGCTATGGGCAGGATATGGCCTACACCTCGAGGGTTGAGAAGAAGGTCTATGCCCTGCACGGTGAGAGTTTTTAGTAAAACTTTGTTTGTTGCGTCGTTTGGCCTGGTCGTATTCTGATCGCGACCGATAACCGTTTGGCCGGTCGTTATGATTGTCGGCCCAGCCCACTGGATAACCGCGAAAACATTTTTCGTTTTTAACCTGGAGGGCTAAATGGCCACGATCTCAAACGCCTTCACAACCCTGTTTGATCAGGAAGTGAAGCAAGCATACCAGGCGTCACGCAAGCTCGGCGGATTGATCCGCGAGAAGAACGCCCAGGGTGCCAGCACTGTTAAATTTCCGACGCTCGGCAAGGGCATCGCATCCGTGCGGACCCCGATGACCGACGTTGTTCCGATGAACCTCGCTTTTTCCTCGGCGACCGCGACGATGACCGATTACATCGCCGCAGAATATTCGGACATTTTCAATCAGTCCCACGTTAATTTCTCCGAGCGCCAGGAACTCGTCCAGGCTGTCGGTAAATCGATTGGGCGGCGCATGGATCAGGTCACGCTCGACGCGCTGACCGCAGCATCCGGCACCGGCACCGTTGCAAACAGCCTCGGCGGCGCAAACACGGACCTCAATATTGAAAAACTCCGTGAAACCAAGCGCCTAATGGATGCCGCTAATGTTGATCCGGATGGTCGCGTATTTGTTATGCACGCCAACAATCTTGAGGCATTACTTGGGGATACGGAAGTTACTTCGAGTGATTTCTCAACGGTAAAAAGTTTGGTAAGCGGTGAAGTAGATCAGTACATGGGCATGACCTTCGTGATGCTTGGCGACATGGACGAAGGTGGTTTGGTCAAAGATGGATCGAACGACCGGACTCTGTTCGCTTTCCACAAGTCGGCGCTCGGTATGGGTACGTCGATGGATCAGCAGAGCCGCGTCGATTACATCCCGGAGAAAACTTCGTTCCTGGTCGCGTCAATGTTCTCGGCTGGTGCTGTCGCCATCGAGGGCGCGGGCATTGTCAAAATTACTTGCAGAGAGGCATAGATATGGCTTTTTCCCGAACAGGCTGGAATCCCGTTGGCGGACAGTCGAAAAAAGGCTCCGGCAACGCGCTGTGGTTTTATGCCTCGGCTGATGCAATCGCGACGGTGCGAGCGGCTGGTTACTTCAACAATGTGTCCGATGAGGTTTCTATTCGCGATGTAATCATCGTGACCGACACCAACACGCCGACCACTAACCTGGTCAACGTGCTCAGCAACGCCTCTGGTGTCGTTGACGTATCGGACGGCACCGCAATTGTCGAAACGGACAGCGACTAACTGACGACCGGGCGGGGGGCATTGCGCTCCCCGCCTCTCACTTCTCGGAGGGTCTATGGCGTCGGGCGATACAAAATTATCGATCTGTTCAGACAGTCTGATCATGTTGGGGGCATCGCCCCTTTCGTCGTTTTCTGAAGGCACCGACGCCGCACAGATCTGTGACCGTCTATATGATGACATAACGGATTTTGTGCTCGGCCTTTATCCCTGGAGCTTCTCATACAAAAAAGTCCAGCTTGCCAGGGAAGTCGATACCCCGGCAACCGAATGGAAATATCAATACGTCATGCCAGCCGACCTGATTGGCAGCGGCGCGCGGGCTCTGTTCACGTCACCGACGCCAGGCTCCCGCGCGGTTGTTGATGGCTGGGAGATATCAGGCGGCAAATTAATGACCAGCCTCGATACTGTTTTTATCGATTATCAATACCATCCGTCGGAAGCGATCATGCCAACGTTTTTCGTGCAGCTTTTGAAATACTGGCTTGCCTGGCATTTTGCGGAGACGGTGACGGATCAGATCACGAAGGCGCAATATTTCCAGCTTCTCGCCGTCGGATCTCCTAGCGAAAATATGCGCGGCGCTATGACACGCCAGGCTATGCAGATTGAGAGCGCCAACACGCCGAACATGGTGATCGACGACTACGACCTTATCGCCGTCCGGTTCTAAATGAGCCGCGTTGTCCGCATTCAGACTAATTTTTCTTCGGGTGAAATCGATCCGCTGTTACGCGCCCGCGTCGATCTCGAGCAGTATTACAACGCCCTGCAAACCGCGACGAACGTGGTGGTGCAGCCGCAGGGAGGCGTGAAGCGCCGAGACGGTCTGAAATACATCGCCGAGCTCCCCGCTGCGGCCAATCCGCAGTCTGGCGTCAGGCTGATCCCGTTCGAGTTTAGCGTTGACGACAGTTATATGTTCGCCCTGGTAAACCAGAAAATTTTCATTTTTCGGGCTGGCGCACTGGTCACGAATATCAACGGCACCGGGAACGATTTTCTGGCGGTGAGCGCCATCACATCGGCAATGCTCTCCAAAATCAGACACGCGCAATCTGCCGATACCATGATCTTGGCGCACGAAGATCTGACGCCTCTGAAAATTGTTCGCGGCGCAACCAATAGTGATTGGACCGTATCGGCGATTACCTTTACGAACCCGCCGCAATATCCGTTTTCCATAACGTCATCCAATCCAGCCGCCGACATCACCCCCACCGGCACAACTGGCAACGTTGAGATCACTGCGAGTGCTGGCGTTTTTCTCGCTGCCCATGAAAACCAGTACATTAACGTAACCGGCACATATGGCCGCATTCGCATAATTGAATTTGTCAGCACCACAAAGGTCAAAGGATTTTGTGAAATTGGTCTGTTTGACACAACCGCGATTGCTGCAAGTTCCTGGGAGCTCGAAACCGGATACGAAGATGCCTGGAGCGCTACTCGCGGATATCCGGTATCGCTTACGTTCCACGAAGGCCGGTTATATTTCGCGGGGAGCCGGTCGCTGCCAACGACGTTCTGGGCCAGTGTCGTCTCAAACTTTTTTGATTTTGAGCTTGGCGAAGGATTGGACGATCAGTCTGTCTCGGCCAGCATCACCACGTCCAGCCTAAACGCAATCGTCGATGTTTTCAGCGGTCGCGATTTGCAGATTTTCACAACAGGCGGCGAGTTTTATATACCGCAATCCGTGGGTGAGCCGATCACGCCCGGTAATCTCACGGTGAAGGTCGCCACCAGAAACGGCGCGAAGCCAGGTGTGCCGGTTGCCGGTCTGGATTCCGGTACAATCTTCGTACAGCGCCAGGGCAAAAGTTTGAATGAACTTCTGTTTACGGATGCGGAGCTCGCGTACACGACCGCAGCACTCAGCCTGTTATCCGGCCATCTTCTCAAATCGCCGACCGATATGTCGATCCGCCGCGCGACATCGACCGAGGAATCCGACCGACTTTTTATAGTCAACGGCGACGACGGAACCATGTCAGTGTTTTCGCTCAATCGCGCGCAACAGGTAATCGCGCCGAGCTCTTTCACGACGGACGGTAATTTTGAAGCGGTCGGCATAGACATTGATACGGCCTATGTGATCGTCAAGCGGACCATCGGCGGCGCGGCAAAGTATTATGTCGAGATATTCGATAGCACGCTGCACACCGACAGCGCCGTTTATTCGGCCTCTGCAAGCGCTACAGGAGCAGCAGCGCAGCTTGAGGGTAAACTGCTCGATATCATAGTGGATGGCAACGTACAGGCTGATAAAACAGTGTCTAGCGGCACTGTAACATTCGACAACGCCAGCGCGTCCAACTACGAAATTGGTCTACCGTTCGCGATCTCAATTGTGACGATGCCGGTCGAGCCCAGGCTGCAATCCGGCTCGATCAAAGGATTTAAAAAACGGATTCTCGAGGTCAATGCCGAGGTCCACGACAGCCAGGCTATGACGGTCAACGGCCAGCTTGTCGCGTTCCGGCAGTTCGGCGAGGACGTGCTGGACAGTTCTGTCCAAAAATTTACAGGCATAAAAAAGGTCGGCCCACTTCTGGGCTACACCGATGAGGGAACGATCACGGTGTCTCAATCTGTTCCACTCGACCTGAATTTGTTGGCGCTTGATTATAAATTATCGGTGGGTGTCTAAATGGCAGAACTTGCAGTAGCCGCGAGCGTTGTCAGCGCGATAGGCACCATGAAATCGGGCTCGGCTCAGAAAGCGATGTACGACGCCCAGGCCGCGCAAACGATGGTTCAAGCGCGCAGCAACGTGATCAAGTCGCGGCGTGAGGCTCTCAAATACAAACAGGACGGGGTCGCTGTCCTGGATAAAATGCGAAAGACAATTGCAACCGTTTCCGCGCGCGGCGCAGCCGGATCCATTGACCCATTCAGCGGATCCACCGGCAACCTCCAGATCAATATATTTGACCAGGGATACTTGGATTTCTCGATCAATACAGACAATACGAACATGGCGCGCGAAAACATGAACATCATACAGAAATCCGCCGAGTATCAGGCCGGGATCTATCGCGCGGCAGGCAAGCAAGCCAAGCAATCGGCAATGTTTAAAGCGGTTTCATCTGTCGCGATGGCGGGTTTTAATTACGGACAGGGGTTTGTTGGTGGCAGTGCTGGTGCGGGCATAGGTAGCGCTGGCCAATCAACCAGCCAATTCGTGTCGGGTTACGGCGCACCGATAGGCGGCGGTCCTGCTGGGTTTAGTCCTGGTGGCTCTGGGTACAGTACAATCTGATGGCCCCCAGATATCCCACATATCAACGGTCGGCACAGCTAAGCGCCAGCATTGTCACGCCGCCCAACATCGACCAGGCCGCTCTCCGCGAACAGGCCAAAGGTTACGCCAGCATGGCGGAAGGCGCCGACCGCGTGATGAATTTCGCGTTCAAGGAAGGTGAGAAAAGAGCAAAATCTCGCGGCACAGCATCCGGTGCGGCAGATCCGACAGGCACTCTTGAGCAATTCGGCGGTCAGCGGCCAGTAAGTAATTTTGAGCAACAGGCCGCATTCGACGCGGCGGTGGGTTTGGCGTCTGTCGAGATCGAGACGGAAGCGCGCGTGGCGATGCAGCAGACAATGCTGCGGTACCAGAAGGACAAGGGCAACCCGCAGGATTTGCAGCAGGAGCTCGACGACATCCGCGAGGGTTACGCCAGCGCTGTTGATGATCTCGATCCGCTGTCTGCCGCCAAACTGAACGCGAAACTCAGCGCAGCGGGTCAATCGCTATTCCTGAACTATTCCGCTGATGATCTGCGTGTGCAGGAAAAAGAGCGCCAGGCGCAGGGCGAGGCACTGTTTGCCGATGCCAAACGCGAGGCCGATACCCTGGGGCGCCAAACCGGATCCGATGACGACCTAGCGACGATGCTCGCATATTACACCGACAGCGCCGAGCAACTCGGCCAAACCGGCACACCCGCTTTTGCGCGCCGCATCGAGACAATCAAAAACGATTTTCATATTGCTCGCGTTCGCGGTGCGTTTGAAAAGTCAGGTGACAAAGAAACGTTCATCGAAGAATTCCGCGACGACCTGGACAAAGGCACGGGCCTGGCGCGCGGTTTATTCGAGGCCGACAAGAAGACCCTGGGCAACGAGCAACTGACCTGGATGCGTGGCGACCTGGCCGCGAAAAGACGCGCAGCGACAGAACATAAAGCGCAGCTTCGGGCTGACATTAGAGATATCGGAAGCGATGTTCGCGAGATCAACAAACTTGTAGGCCAGAATTTCGAGCAAGGTCGTGAAAAAATTGCAAGGCTGGTGAAGCGCGCCACCGACACAGGCGATAAAGAATTAGAAAGAGACGCCCTCGCGCTGCAAGCAAATGTGGCAACCATGTCGTACTTTCGCAAAGCCTCGCCTATGGCGATTCGCGCAGCAGCAACAGCATTCGAGAAGCAAGCAAACGCGGATCGTGACGTAAATCCATTTGAAGCCTCCCGGATCACGATGCTGCGGAAAATGGCAGATGCCGCCGAGGCAGGGCTCAGCAAAACCGCTGATTACCATAACGAAGTAAATCCCGAGGCGCCGTTCGCGCCCATCACACCGGACTCCCGTTCAATGCAATCGCGCGTCGAAGCGGCGGACGATTTTGCTGTTTCGATGGGGCTGCAACGAGCTCAGACATATCTCACGACCGGCGAAGCGAATTTTTATGGTGATCGGTTGGCCGATTCAGACACTAATGAACAGATCGCGATATTTACTCAGCTATACGCCGGGTTCGGCAAGGCAACGCCGACAGTCATGCAGCAGATTGCCAAATCCAATCCTATTGCGGCGCGGATCGGTGGGATGACGTATGCCAGCGGCGACGTGGACTTTGCTCGTCAAACACTCAACGGTTTTAACGCGATGAGCCCTGGACCTGGATTACCGGGCCAAACATTAGAAAAAGAAAACAGTGATGTCATAGAAGCGGAGATCGCCAGGGTTATGCCGAATATGCCTGGTGACGAATATGCCAGAGTGTTGCGTACAGCCGAAGCTGCCGTAATTGGATCGCGAATTGCTAAGGCGCCGCTCGATGTTGGTAAACTCGACGTAGTTGAAAAACTGGTGAACCAGGTGCTCGGCGCGAAGTATGTCAACGGTGAGCAATTTGGCGGCGCAGCTAATTATAGCGGTCGCTCCGTGATGGTTCCCAATTCCGTCCGCGCAGAGGGTGGGCTCGAGGATCTGATCAAGGGAAGACGTGTCAACGCGCCAATGCGAGGGCGACAGACGGGGACTTCGGGATTCTCTCGGGGTGTTACGGATTATCAAGGCGGCATAACCGGTGAAGAATTAGCCGATATAGGTATCGTTTTATATATGCGCGGCAAGCCTATCGCCATCGATGACAAGTTCCGCGAATCCATCATGCCGAAAACCTTCGACGGCAAATCTGTCTATCTGACCATCGGCAACACCGACCAGGCGCTACAAGATGCTAACGGTGATTATGCGCTGATCGACCTCGATGCCTTGATGAACGTTCGCAACGCGGGGTACTGATGTTTCTCTCCCGCACAGATGAAATCCGCGCAATATCCGAGGCATCGCTGACCCCTGCCGAGGGTTATGAAACCGGGTTTATCGAGAACCTGAACACAAGCATAGACGCTGTTAGATTTCTCGATACGCATCGAGCCGAGCAAGATGCCATCATCAAAGTGCTCGAGCCGTTTGTCGAAGCTGCGGGGAGTGATCACAATCCTGGATTTTTCCGCGATGCTCTAAACGGTTCGTCCCGTGCTCGCGCAACGGGCAGACTGCGGCAATTTGATGAGATTGATGAAGCCTCGATGCCGGAGGCGCCGTTTTACGAATACCGTATGCGGTTGCAAAAGATGAACGCCGCGCTCGAGGCCGAAGGCAAGCCAACAATTTCCGAGGAGCAGGTCAACGAAAAGGCGCGCGAAATAGCGTTGAAAGCGCGCTCTGACCAGCAGGATATATCCTCGCGCTCGACAACCATGGGCGATGTCGGCTCACTGTTGGGCGGCGCTTATTCAGAGATGCGGTCCCTGCTCCGCTCTCCGGCTGCGCCGAGCCTGGTTGCTGGTGCATCGATCAAAGCTGGGATTCTGAAAACCGCACTGGTCGAGGGCGTGATCGGCGCAAGCCAGGTGGCACTGGCACAGCCCGATGTTGCGAAATGGTACGGATCGCTCGGCCTCAAATACACCTCCGAAGATTTCCAGCGCAACGTGTTTAGCGCTTTTGTTGGCGGCGCTGCGTTCGGTGGATTGGTCAAGAGCGTCATTAAAGTAGCGCCGATTGCTCGGGATTACGCTGATCCCGTGGGTGCGCTCGGTCGCGAGATATCGAAGCAGGTAGACGAAACAAATCTATTCGAGGTCGATCAGGCGCTCCGAAACATGAGCGAAAAGGATGCGATTGCCGGTCTGAAAGCGCTCGAGAAGGCTGGCGTCCCGATCAACAATGAAGCCGCTGCGGTGATCCGCCAGGTGGCAAACGATGACGCTGACGAGAACCCGCTTCTCGGTGACGGCCTCGATGCCCAGGCTGAGCACCTCGAGCGCCAGTTAGCCGTAGAGCTCGCCCTGGACGCCGACGAGATCCCGGTGCTGACGGACAAGCCAGCAATCCCGCCGAAGGTTCCCGACGACATCAATCATTACGACAATCTCGATGGTACTGTTTTCCGTTTTGATCCCGACGAGATCGGGGTCGATGCGGAGACATTCCAATATAAAAGCGGCGGCGATCAACAGGGCGTGACCGACAAGTACCGCGCAACAACAGTCTGGGATCCGTTCAAGGCGGGTCAAATTCTTGTTTACGAATACGCTGATGGGCGGAAAGTGATCGCTGATGGGCATCAACGTCTTGGCATGGCAAAGCGGATTAAGGCCGCAGACCCATCTCAGAAGGTAATTCTGTACGGTAGCGTTTTGCGCGAGCAGGACGGAATAACGCCTGAGATGGCAATGGTGATTGCGGCGAGAAAAAACATCACCGAGGCAATCGACGCCCCAGGCAACAAAGTCATAGATGCGGCCAAACTCGAGAGATCGGTGCCTGGTGCGTTGGACGATCCTTCTTTACCAGTTGGCACGAGTTTAATACGGACGGCCCGTGACCTGGTAAATCTGTCCGACGAAAATTTCGGCATGGTCGTCAATGAAATCGTACCGGCAAACTATGCGGCAATTGTTGGGCGACTAGTCGATGATCCGGGCAAACAGAACGCGATCCTGCGGATCCTGGTAGAAACAAACCCGGCCAACGTTACCCAGGCCGAGGCCATTGTCCGCCAGGCGCGTCAAATTGAATTTCGTGAGGCGACCCAGGAAGGTCTATTCGGCACTGAGGAATTCACAAAATCGTTGTTTGCCGAGCGCGCCAAAGTTCTCGACGCCACACTGAAGCGGCTGCGAACCGACAAAAAAGTATTCAACAGCCTGGTCGAAAACCAGAACCGCATCGAGGCGGAGGGCAATCAGCTCGACGCCGACTCAAATATCTCCAGGAGCATGACAGATGGCCAAGCGCTCGAAATCATCGCGGCGCAAGCAGACCGCAAAGGCGGCATCGCCGACGCCCTCAACCTCGCAGCGCGTGAGCTCGCCGATGGCAGACCCCTCACAGAAGTCAGCCGCAACGTTGCCGATGCTGTCAGACGAGCAATTGACGACGGCGATATCGATGGCTCAACTGTACGTCTTCAAGGACGCGGTATCGATGTTGAAGCGGAAGGGGATCGCCTCGCGGCAGGTCCAGAACGGCTAGACGAATTTGACGAGCCAAACGGCAAAGGATCTCAGGACCAGGCCGATGCGTCAGAAACGACACTGCGCGAGGAAACGGAGATCACAGAGGCCGCTCAGCCGGACGAAGCGCTGCGGGAAGACCTTGGGCGCGTAGTCGATGAGGGTGCAACGCCGGAACAGATTGACGCGCATCCAGCGGTCACGGACGCCCTCGAGCGCGCTATGGCAATCCCTCTCACAAAAGAGGTTGAGGGCTATGGCGGCGATGCCTGGCGCGCCGGTCGAGAGTTTCGCTTTGGCAATGAAACGGTTGTCGGCTACGAAGCCGGTGTGCAGCGTTTATATGAGAACGCGAAACGGCTCGGCTGGGAGGATGACGGTAAAACTTTCCCTGGGCAGATCGAACAAGGCCGTCGCGCGACGATCATGCTCGGCCCTCCTGCCAGCGGTAAATCCTATTTTGCCAACAAAGTTGCCCAGGCGCGCAACGCGGCAATTGTAGATAGTGACGAAGCCAAAAAGGTATTGCCGGAATACGGTGGCGGGATTGGCGCTACGGCTGTTCACGCAGAAAGCACCACACTGGCCGAAGAAGTTTTGCGTAAAGTTATATCGAACGGCGATAATTTCGTAATACCGCGCACAGGTAAGGCGTTAAGCGAAATAGAACCGATCATCGCGCAGTTAAAAGAGAACGGCTATGAGGTCGATATCATTTTGATGCAGGTCAGCGCCGACACTGCTTACACGCGCATGATTAGCCGATTCATTAAGACCGGCAGATTGATACCGCCCGACGTTGTGCGTGGTGTTGGTGATAATCCACAGATCACATATAATGCAGTTAAATCAAAGGCAGACAGATATGCCCAAATCGAAAACGAAAGCCCCATCGACAGCGCAAAAGGCGTCCTCGATGAAGGCCCAGACAGCCCCCTCCAAGACGTTGACTTACGACTACGACGAGGATCAGAGGTTAGCGGACGAGAGCCTGATCGCCTGGATGCGACAGAACCTACCGCCCAAGGTGAACAAGCCTTAATCGAGGGCGTTGCCCCTATTACATCTGCGACACGCGCCCAGGCCGGTGTTGATGCACCCATGTCAGGCGGCGCTCGGCCTATGGATGAGGGTCTATTCGACACTGGATCGCGCGCGCAGATGGATCTCCTGGACATGGCCATTCCTGTCGGACAGCGCATTGATGATGCCGGTGAGCTCGTCGCCGAGACCCAATCCGTGCGCGATATCCTGACTGAATTTGATAACGACAAATCCATGCTCGACAGATTGAAGGATTGCGTATGAGCGATTTATTAACTTGCATCGCCAACGGCATCACCGAGGGATCGATCACACCAGAACAGGGCCGCGCAGCCGGCGAAATGTTTGAGAATATCCGCGATGCGTTGACTGACCGTATGGGTCCAGAAGCCGCATCAGCCAGCGCAGCGCGTCAAACGTTTGACCAGCTTGCCGCTGACGCAGCGCATAAAAAGCGCACGAAGCTGATGCAGATCCAACGATATCGTTCTCTCGAGCGCAGCATGAATGAGTTTGAGAGCGACAAGCCAGGCAAGGCGCTCCAGGCACTCATCTCTGAAGATCCGCGCGCAAATTATCAAAACCTTGATGGGGTCTATGACGGCACGCGCAAAGCAGTATTTGCGGAAATGGATCAAATCCTGGGCCGATATCGAAAGGGCGTCGTTGGCCAAACCAGGTATTCAGCCGAGCTCCCTGCCCTAGTCAAAGAAGTATTTGGCGAAAGCACCGGAAACGTTCCCGCCCGCGAGATGGCAGAGGCGTGGCGGATGGTGTCGGATACACTACGGAAGCGCGCGAACGCCGCAGGAATGCGGATCCCGAAGCGCACCGATTGGGGTTTGCCGCAATCACACGATATGCTCCTGGTCAGAAAAGCCAGCTCGGACGAATGGAAAGAATATATTCGCGGGCGCCTTGATCCGGGAAAAATGATTGACGAAAACACCGGGCTTCCCATGACACCGGAAACCCTTGAGCTCGCGCTAACTGAGATCTACGAGACAATTACCACGGGCGGACTAAACAAGATCAACGAGCCGCAGTTTCATGCCGTTGGCAAGTCACTGGCTAACCGCCGCACTGATCATCGATTCCTGGTTTTTAAAGACGCGGACTCTTGGCTCGAGTATCAGCAGAAATTTGGCGAACCTGATCCGTTTGCGACAATGATCCGGCATGTCGAAAGCATGAGCCGCGACATTGCGACGCTTGAGGTTTTTGGGCCTAATCCGGCTGCGATGGTCACAGCACTGAAAATGCGCGCCAAGAAAATGGTCGTAAACACTGGCGGCGAAAAAAGTCTCCAGGGCGATTTAAGTAAATTCGACGCGATGTTTGATTCATTCAGCGGAGCCGCCAACGTCGCCGATAATCAGTTATATGCAGATTGGGGCGCTGGCACTCGCAATATCATAAATTCGTCATTACTCGGTGGCGCATTTTTGACAGCGTTGTCGGATCTCAGCAGTCAGCGCATGGCCGCGATGATGGTCGGAATGCCGCAGACAAAACTGCTCAGCAAAATTATCGCAGAATTCTCCCCGCTCAACATCGAGGAACGCGGTCGCCTTGCAGTTCGCCTCGGCCTGGGCGCCGATAACTGGATTTCGACTGCTTACGCCCAAGCGCGGATCTTCGGGGAGGTAACAGGCCCGGAGGTGACGCGCCGGATCAGCGACACGGTTATGCGGGTGTCAGGCCTGTCTCCCTGGACCCAGGCCGGGCGCCAGGCGTTCGGAATCGAATTCACTGGCTATCTGACTGATAACATCAAACGGCGCTTTGACGAGCTCGACAGCGGCTTGCAAGATATGATGCGCCAGCAAGGTATCGGCGCTGATCGATGGGATATCATTCGTTCAACCCCGCTGTACAAAGATGCCGATAGCGGCATGACGCTTCTCCGGTTCTTGGATGTCGAAAAGCGCACCGACTTGGCGCCAGGTCTTGCCAGGGAAATATCTACGCAGGGAATGTCCCTGGTCAAAGTTCTGACGGACCTTGCCGTACCGATGAGCTCTACACGGGCTCGAGCTTCACTTGTCGGCACAACGAAAGGCGGTTCGCTGTCGGGGGAAATTATGCGCAGTTTCGCGCAATTCAAAAACTTTCCCGTGACCATTTTTCACGAACATATTCATCGGTATTTCCTTATGGAAAGCGGCGCGAGCAAGGCGAAGTACATGATGAATTTCGTCATCGGCACGACCGTCATGGGCGCCCTGGCGCTGCAACTTAAAGACATGGCAAAGGGCCGAGATCCAAGGCCAATGGATAACCCGGCATTCTGGTCTGCGGCAATGCTCCAGGGTGGTGGGCTCGGCATATTTGGCGATTTCATGTTCAGCCAGGTTAATCGGATGAACACCGGATTGAAGGGGGCCATTGCCGGGCCGAGTGTTGGTATGTTGGACGATTTCAGAAATTTGACACTCGGAAATCTGACGCAACTTAGCCAGGGTGAGGATACGAAATTCGGCCCGGAGCTGGTAAAATTCGCCTCGAGATACACGCCAGGATCATCGATTTGGTATTTGCGCGCCGGGCTCGAGCGACAGTTATTCGACCGGCTCCAGGATTGGGTTGATCCAGATGCGGCAAAGAAGTTCCGGCGCAAGGTCAAACTGTACGAGCGGGAATATGGGCAAGGAATGTGGTGGGCGCCCAACGAGAACCTGCCCAGCCGCGCACCAAATTTTGAGAATGCGCTCGGACAATGACTGATTTTGTTTTGATTCTGAATTACAATACCCATAAGGGGGCTATCGATGGCTGATTATCCTATCACTGCGGTTGATCGCCGCACCGTTCTGTCTGGCAGCGCTGGCACTGGGCCATATGCGTTCAACTTCCCGGTTCTAACACAGACGGACATCGACGTTTACAAAGACGACACCAAGCTCACGCTAACGAACGATTACACCGTCGCCATCGGCACGGCTGGCACGGGGTCAATTACCCTGGCAATCGCTGCAACAGTGTCAAATAACATCACCATCGTCGGCGCCAGGGCGATCCAGCGGACCACGGACTTCGTGACGGCTGGCGACCTCCTGGCATCGAGCCTGAACACTGAGCTCGACAGCCAAACGATATTCGCTCAGCAAACGTCCGAGGATGCCGACCGCGCAATCAAGGCGCCGGTTACGGATCCGACGTCGATTGATATGACGCTGCCTCTGAAGGCAACCCGCGCGTCAAAGGTTCTTGGTTTCGATAGTTCTGGCGACCCGGTTGTGTCAACGCTGACGCTGGCGGCGATAGAAGCCACATCATCCGACTCTGCGGGATCAGCGGCAGCAGCGGCGAATAGCGCCACCGCAGCAGCGGACTCGGCAACAGCAGCCGCCTCAAGTGAATCGTCCGCAGCAAGTGCTGCAACCACGGCTCTGGCCGCAAAAATAACTGTTTCAACCTCCAGCCCAACCGGTGGATCAGACGGAGACGTTTGGTTCAAAGTTTCTGCATAACCCGAAAGGAAATACCTTATGTCTGCTCTCTCAAATAGCGCCGAAAAATTACTGCTCGATTTTATGATGACCACAGGTTCGGCCACTCGGCCAACGGCTTGGTACGTTGCGCTATATACCAGCGCGCCAAACGACGCCTCCACCGGCAGCTCAGGCGGCACTGAAGTAAGCGGAAACGGCTACTCGCGGCAGCAGGTGAGCTTCGCCTCAGCGTCCTCACCGGGCGGGACGACGACCTCTACAAACGCCCAGAGCTTTACCGCGTCCGGTGGCAATTTCGGCACCGTGGGTTGGATGGCAATTGCTGATGCTAGTTCGGGCGGAAATCTACTATGGCATGGAGCGCTAACCACACAGAGAACCGTGAATGACGGCGATACGATAACGTTCTCAAGTGGTAACATCGACCTAACCTTGGCCTAAAACGATGACCGCCATCCGTCTCAGATATACTGAAAGCGACGATCCTCGCGTTGATGAGAGTGGTAACGCTCGCGTTGGCGAAGGACACTTCGTGGACGGGCCGCGCATTGATGAGGCGGGTAATGATCGCATCAGTGAGGCGGGTGATGCTCGTATCACCGAGCAGTACGCAGAGGCGGCTACCGCGTTAGCTGCGTCTGGGTCAATCGCTGGTGCGGCACTGAGATCGACTATCGGCGCTACTGCTCTATCTGCGGTTGGGTCAAAATTAAGTGCCGGAGAGCGCACAGCGTTTGGCGCTGTCGCACTCAGCGCAACCGGCACAATTGCAGCGGCGGGTCTACGGTCAACTACGGCTGCGATTGCGCTGTCGGCTGCTGGATCGGCAGCGGCAGATGCGGGGGTATTCCTCGACGCTGCAACAGCACTATCTGCGACCGGCTCGAGATCGGCTGCGGCACTTCGGTCAACGACAGGTGCAGCAGCCCTCGCGTCAACTGGATCGCAAATAGTGGCCGGAGCGCGCACAGCATTCGGCGCTTCTGCTCTCAGCGCAACCGGCACGATTGCGGCGGCTGGGTTGCGGTCAACGATTGGCGCTGTCGATCTAGCTGCGGTCGGGTCAAAAATATTTGCCGGTGAAAAGGTAGTGTCCGGCGCCGTCGCATTCAGCGCCTCTGGCACGACTGCGGCTGCGGCACTGCGCTCAACGGTAGGTGCATCTGCCCTGGCGGCAACCGGCTCGCAAATAGTGGCCGGTGGGGTGGAGACGTTTGGTCTAGCTGATCTATCCGCTAACGGAAGCGGCTCTTTCGACGCCTCCGTCAACCGAAAGGGCTTTGTCAGTGTATCCGCAGCCGGATCTATGTCGTCGGCAGCGGCCCGCAGCACATCAGGCGCATCAGCACTTTCTGCGGCTGGGCAATTAGCCGCCGCTACTACAACTACACGCGTTGGCGCTGCGGCGCTGTCGGCTGCGGCATCTATGTCACCGGCATCCACGATCACCGTGACAAGTCTGTTCTCGGCCACGGGTACTGTTGCCAGTGTCGCGTTGTTGCAGGCTGACGCAGCGGCTGCGATGTCAGGTTTCGGAACTCTTACCGCAGCAAACAGCAATATCACGGCTAACGCACCACTCAGTGCAGTGAGTTCAAAGCTCTCAGCAGGAGAACGAACGACGTTCGGGCATATGGCAGCTAGTGCGTCGGGCGTGATAACGAATGAGGCAGAATTAACGATGTTCATTCATGCGGCTATGTCGTCGGCAGCAAACATTCAGGCCTCCGAGGCTGTTTACAAAAACGCGCATTTCGATCTGTGGGGGGCTGTCGGTTAATGTTGATCGGCCAATTCACATATCCCGGATACAGGGGTGTCGAGACGAACGACACAGATCAGCGTGTAACGGAAGCAGGCGTGCCTCGGTCGATTGAATCACCGAACGCGTCCAGGGGAACTATCAGCGTCACCGAGACATACATCTCGTTTTCTGGCGCAATCTCGGTCAAAAATTCCGGCTCGTTTCAGACGCCAGTTACATACGTCAAACGCAACGGCGCGTGGGTTACAGCGGCGACGGCCTACTACTACGACACCAACGTATGGAAAAGGATTTTCTAAATGGCAAATGTAAAAATCTCCGATATGACAGAAAAAGGGGCTGTCCTCGCGGTCAACGACGAATTTGAGATCGCCGAGGCGGGCAACACGACCAAAAGTGTGACTGGCCAAAACATCGTCGATGGAGTCATCGCAGCGGGCAACCTCGTCGCGACCAACGTTGATAACACCTTAACGGCGGGGTTCGCTTGCACGGCTGATGCCGATGGCACGAAGAGCAGCGGCACATACACCCCGACCACGGCTGGCGGTAACATGAAGACCGCAGTCAACGGCGGGGCGCATACTCTGGCACCTCAGACACAAGTTTCCACTATCGTCATCCAGTACACCAACAACGCCTCTGCCGGGACAATCACGACATCGGGTTGGGATAAGGTTGAGGGTGCTTTCACAACCACCAACGGCGATGACTTCATGGTTTATTGCACTGTCATCGGGACGTTCCAGCATCTTAATATCGTGGCCATGCAATGAGCTTTATTCCTTTAGTAACTGGCCCAGCAGTCATCCCATTCGGCGTAACGTTTCTATCTAACAGCGGCCTTGTGGATAACGTTGACACCAAAACGCTGACAATTTCCAACGTAGGGTTGGGGTCGTACACCGGAACCAAGCACATCATTTTTGGGGGTAACTTTAAGGCTGAACCCGGCCCGCTCACGACAGTCACTATTGCTGGCGTAACCGCAACTATTATCCGAACAGGTGGCCCTGCCTTAAATCAACATCAGGTAATCCTGGCCATAGCGGAGGTCACAGGCGTTACGTCTGGTGACATCGTGGTAACAACGATCGGTACGTACCCAATTAGAGAGTATGTCTATTCTGTATTTGAGATGCTGAGTGGCTCAATCACTCCGACCGATGACTTTTACGATGAGTCATCGACCAACCCTACAGGCACACTCGACATCGTCGAGGGTGGCTTTGCCGTAGCGATTGCTGGGGCGAATACTAGCGCCTCGTTTGTCTGGACTGGCCTTACCGAGAATTACGACCGAGGGGCTAACATTGCATACTCCCATGCATACGACATCGGATTAGGGGCGGAGACAGGGCGCACAATCACCGCCGACCCATCAGGCTCACCAACACAACGCATAGGCATAGGCGCATCATTTGGCCCCGCATAAAGGATTATTATCATGGACTACCTAATCAAAAAATCAGACGCAACTGCCGCCAGCCAGGGCAGGACTATCAACAAGATCAAGCTGCCTGAACAGACAGGCGGTGACGTTACCTTTCCGGGTGACAAGCGGCCTGTCGATCTAGGCGACTATATACTGGTCGAGGCTGCTGAGATCACAGAAACGCTGAATGCGGCACAGAAGTACGGCGAAAAAACCGTCGATGTGGACGTTGCAGCGCAGACGGTTACGGTCACAAGACCAGCCGTTGCCAAGGACGCCGCTGATCTGCTTCAGGATGTCATTGACGCACGTTTAGCCCCAATCGCTGATGGCGGGTACGGCACACTAGGGGAGCAGTTTGAAATCCTAGGCGAGCAGGGTATCGGTCCGTATCAGAAGCATATCGCAGATGTTAAGGCGGCTAATCCGAAGGGGGGTATATAAATGGTACGCCTACCAGCGGTCGCTGCGCTGTTCCTGACTTGGGATGAGGACGGCAACAAAAGCGGAATTCTTTATGATTGGCCGGAGTTAGAAAAATGAGCCAGGCAATAATGATTTCGTACGGCGAGATAATGATCTTAGCCGTCGTGATGATCACGCTACTTTTCGCGGCGTTTAGAAAAAAATAAATCATGGACGGCGCGATAGACCTACGCCTAATCATCACCTTGGGCGGCATTTTATTTAGTGTCGCGGGCGCTGCAATGGTCGGCAAAATGCAGATAAAGCAACTGACCGAGGAAACGAAAAGCCTGTTTGCCGATATTCGCTCGCTCGATACTCGGTGCGACAAGCTGCACACGCTGACTGAGACTCAAGAGCAGCGCATCGACATTCTTGCAAAGATGAGCAGCCCGGAGAATTTGCGCCGGGATCACATGACGCTGGCCGGGATACAAGCCGACGTTGAGTTCTTGAAAGCCGAAGCGGCGCGAATGCACAAAATTCATAATGGTGTACATCCGCCTGTGGCAAGCGAGAGGAAGGCGACATGATTGGACTGATCGCAGGACTTGTGAAACCCCTCGTTGGTGGCGTGGTTGATTACGTTACCACCGGGCAAGAGATCAAAAAGGCCGAGAAGGAGAACCGCGCCCGGCTTATGAGGGACAAGCAAAGCAATAACCACGATTGGGAGATGGCATCGCTCGCCGATAAGGATAAATGGCTGCGCCGCATTTCGTTTTCAATGTTTTCCGCACCTTTCGTCTGGGCGTTGTTTGATCCTGTCGGCGTCGAAACGTATTTTACAATCGCTCTGAGTTCTGTCCCATCCTGGTGGTTAGAAATGTATGGCGCGATGGTCGGCGGTGTGTGGGGTATTTCGGCGCTAAAGAACACTATGCCAGCGCTGGTCGGCGGTGTGGCGAAAGCCCTGCGTAAATGACCTTCCTCGAGCAACTGACCGAGATCCTGCATCGCGAGGAAGGTGAGGTCTTGGCGCTATACGACGATCACCTGGGCAAAAAGACTGCTGGCTGCGGGCACCTGCTGATCGAGGCGGATGGCGATCTGTTCGATGCGCCGCTCGGTACACCTATCAGCCAGGAGCAAAGCGATGCCTGGTTTAAGCAAGACGTTCAGACCTGTATCAATGATGCGCGGTGGCTGCACCCTGACCTCGATGATCACCCCCAGGCGGTCGGCGTCGTGATCAGCGCGATGGCCTATCAATTAGGTCTGCCATCTCTGAGCCGGTTTAAATTATTTCACCAGGCAATCCAGGACCGGATATACGACCGGGCGGCGGATGAAATGATCGACAGCAAATGGGCTCGCATTGATACCCCTGCCCGAGCGAAGCGCATGAGCTGGATGATCCGAGCGCTTGCGGCCTGAGTCACACATTGCTGGCGACCTGGCCGAGACGCTGGCAGCGGCGCATTATATTCGGCTGGGTTATTTCACGTTCACCCCACTTTCGAGCTCGAGCCCCATTGATTTGGTGATCGTCAACGCCGACGGGACGCGGTTGATCCAAGTCAAAAAGAACTCCGAGCGCGTCAATCCAGGTCGGCGCCATCCAACGCGGATCAACCGAAAGCGGACGGCCTTACAAAAATCGCTCGGCGTGCAGATGGTGTATGTCGATATAGCTACCGGCAACGTTGCAGAGACTGACCACGATTATCTATCACGCGGAAAAGCCGATACCGTCTAAGTGACCCGTGATTACGATGCCGCGCTCTCGGCCAGGCACGCGCTCAATCAGATCGTTTGCCTCAAGCCGCCGCAACCTGGTGACAATTGTCTGCAACGAAATTGGCTTGATGCCCATCCACGCCGTCATCTCGATCAGCGTCGGCGCGAAGTGTTTCGCCTCGATCTCTGAGCGGATAAAATGAAACAGCTCGATGTCCTTCGGGAAAAGCGGTTCAGTCATTGATCTTTACCTTAATTGATTTCGCCCTGGCGGCGGGTCGGTCGGCGACGGTGTAACCTGCCCTCGATTTGTTAAATCCCCAGGTCACAGTGCCGATCTGTTTGCCATCTTCCATAACCAGCCCGTCAGCCGCGTTGCCCATTGCGTTCATAATTGCAGTCGAAATCTCTGTTTTCAGTTTGTTGATCGCGGCGCCCGCGCGCATGGCATCGTCGTATTCCATTGCCAACTGGCTGAGCTCATGGCTGAGCGTGACGGGCGGGTCTCCCTGGTCAACATTGCGCCAGGTATTCGCGGCATCGTTTGGCGTCAGCGCAGGATACCAATCCCGGTCGCCATGATTTTTATAACCATCAACCCGCGCCTGGAAATCGAGCACATCAGCCGCGATCTTTGCCTGGCGTGACGGGTCTGCCGGCAGCAGATAGATCCGCAATTCAGTGCCTTTGTACAGCGTCCCGATTGCCGCCCATTTATAGCCGCAACACATCATGCAACCTTCGACCTGGATCGGGCCGCGATACAATGCTGGCTCAGTGCTTGGCGGCGCGCCTGTCAATTTACTCTCGAGGATGCCGGGACCGTCGAGCACGATCTCATCGGCGCCGATCACATAGATCCCGCGAGCCGGGTCAGTGGTAA